TATATTGTCGATCTCAAAGCTGGCCCGGCAGCAGTTCGGGCGGGTTATAGCACGCGAACCGCTTACAGTGCGGGGCCGCGTCTGCTTCTTGAACCCGAAATTAATCAGCGGATTAACCAACTAAAACAGGAAAGAATCGACCAGTTAGGTGTTGATGCCAACTACGTTTTGCTACGTCTGGTTGAAATTGATCAGATGGATGCGCTGGATATTCTCAATGAAGATATGGCCATTAAGCCGGTAAGTGACTGGCCTTTGGTCTGGCGTCGATATTTAAGCGGCTTCGATCTGGCTGAAATGTTCGAAGGTCGGGGCGATGAGCGCGAAATGGTCGGTGTCCTTAAAAAGATCAAATGGCCTGACAAAGTTAAAAACCTTGAGTTGCTTGGTAAGCACGTCAGTGTGCAGGCATTCAAAGAGAATGTCCGCAGTGAGATCTCTGGCCCTAACGGTGGGCCTATTGAAACCGCCGATATTAGCGATGAAGCATTAGAGGAGCGGCTTAGGGAGTTAGGTTATGGTCGCAACACAGACCAGCTTGAGAAAAAATGTACAGACATATAACGCCTTCAAGCGTCGAGCTGTCGAGCAGGCAACTCAGGGTTTAATGCCCTTTACCCTGTACACCAACCCCAGGTATGAAACCGGCTGGTTTAACCAGCTACTCTGCGCTGAGATGGATCAGTTTCTGTTGGATGTTGAGGCGGGGAAAATGCCGCGCCTCATGATCTTTGCACCACCCCGCTCGGGCAAAAGCGAAATTGCGTCTCGTCGCTTTCCTGCTTATGTGCTGGGGCAGCATCCTGACTGGCACATTATCTCCTGTTCATATTCTGCTGATTTGGCTAACCGAATGTCGCGAGATACGCAGCGCATTATCGGTTCACAGCGCTACCGTGAAGTTTTTCCCGCCACCGGCCTGAGTTCTTCACGTTCTGGTGCTGGCGGTGCTATCCGCACGGCGGAGCTGTGGGAAATAGTTGACGCTTCTGGTGATCTGCAAGGCGGCTCTTACCGTGCTGCGGGGGTAAACGGCGGTATCACCGGCCAGGGGATGCATATTGGCATCATCGACGACCCGGCAAAAGACTACAAAACAGCGTCTTCTGCAACCTATCAGGAAGCGGTGACCGACTGGTACAACACCACTTTCTTTACCCGTGCCGATCCTAAGATGAATGGGATTGTCATTATCCTGACGCGCTGGCACAAAAACGACCTAGCAGGCCAGTTGCTAAAACTGGCTGATGAAGGCGGTGAAGCGTGGCGCGTGATCAGCTTCCCGATGGAGGCTGAAGAAGTCGAAATCCATGAACTGAACGGTAAAAAATACCATCTGCGGGATCCGGGGGACTTGTTGTTCCCGGAGCGTATGCCGCTGTCGTTTGTGGAGAAATGCAAACAGCGCGGCAGTCTGGTGTGGAATGCGTTGTATCAGCAGCGGCCTACCGCTAAAGGCGGTGGTTTACTGAAATCAGACTGGTTCGGTGAATACAAAGTGCTGCCAAAGCTACGCTGGCGGGCTATTTACGTTGATACAGCTCAGAAGACCAAAGAGGCCAATGACTTTTCTGTATTTGAACATTGGGGCCTGGGTGAAGACGGTCGCCTGTACCTGATTGACCTGATCCGGGGGAAATGGGAAGCCGATGAGCTGAAACGCCAGGCAGTGGCCTTCTGGAATAAGTGCAAGCCACTAAAAGACCAAGGGCCGCTGGTTTCAATGAAAATTGAGGATAAGGTCAGCGGCACCAGCTTGATCCAGAGTATCAGCCGTGCGGCGCTATGCCCTGTAATAGCGGTTCAGCGCGATAAAGATAAATTTACCCGATTGATGGACATTCAGGGCTACATCGAATCCGGTTACGTCTATCTGCCTACCGAAGCGGTATGGGTGAGTGACTTCCTGACGGAGATGGAAGGCATCACTGCGGCGTTTAATACCCACGATGACCAGCTTGATCCGATGATGGATGCCATTGCTGACATGAAGGGCGGCAACCTCGATATTTGGGAACAATTAGGAAAATAGAATGGGCAAACGGCGTAACACACCAAAAACGCAGCCGATGCGTACAAAAGATTCGTTCGCCAACTTCGAGGCGCGTGTCGGCATTGGCACCAACAACCAGGCGACAGCCGGACATTACATGTTCGATTTCGTCAGTCGAAACCGGATCCAGATGGAAGCAGCGTATCGCTCCTCGTGGATTGTCGGTGTGGCGGTGGATGTCGTGGCCGAAGACATGACCCGCGAGGGCATTGATATTTCCTCCACGGCACCCCCTGACGATATAGACAAACTCCAGCAGGCAGCGGAAAAACTCAACGTTTGGGGTGCATTGTGCGAAACCAATAAATGGGCGAGGTTGTACGGTGGCGCGATTGCGGTACTGCTGATCGACGGTCAGGATGTTTCAACACCGCTGCGGCTCGATACTATCGGCCAGGGCGCATTTAAAGGTCTGCTGGTGCTCGACCGCTGGCTGGTACAACCCTCACTTTCCGATCTGGTCACCGACTTTGGGCCAGATATGGGAATGCCGCGCTATTACGATACGGTGGCAGACGCCCAAGCTATGCCGAACTGGCGCATACATTATTCCCGCGTGATCCGCATTGACGGTGTTGACCTGCCTTACTGGCAGCGTATCGCTGAAAATGGCTGGGGCCAGTCAGTGATTGAGCGGCTTTGGGACAGACTGGTTGCTTTCGACAGCACCACCGAGGGGGCAGCGCAGTTGGTGTATAAAGCACACCTGCGCACGTTCAGCGTCGAGAACCTACGAACCATCATAGCGACAGGCGGGCCAGCTTTTGACGCGCTGGTTAAAAACATTGAGATGATCCGGCGCTTTCAGTCTAACGAAGGGCTGACGCTGATGGACGCCAGCGATAAATTCGAGGCCCACCAGTACAGCTTTGCCGGGTTGTCTGACATGCTGATGCAGTTCGGCCAGCAGCTTTCTGGTGCGTTGCAAATCCCGCTGGTACGCCTGTTTGGGCAATCGCCAGCGGGGCTTAATGCCACCGGTGAATCAGATCTGGTTAACTATTACGACAATATTGCCACCCAGCAGGACAGGAAACTACGTCGCGGAGTCGGGCTTGTGTACGACGTGCTGTGGCGTTCCGTGTTCGCCGCACCGCTGCCAGAGGGATTTAGTTTCGAGTTCACTCCGCTGTGGCAGTTGTCAGATATTGATAAAGGTACGGTTGCTAATCAGGTAACCACCTCGGTGACCGATGCGTATGAATCCGGACTGGTGGATCGCGCCACTGCGCTGAAAGAACTGCGGCAATCCAGCAAAGTGACCGGATTGTGGTCGAATATTACCGATGCTGATATTGAGGCGGCGAAAGATGACGATCCCCCATCTCCTGAGGACAAAAACGGCGGACAGCCGCCAGAAGTCGAAAGTGGCGCTGAAATCAAGGAAAGCTGAAACGCAGTACGCCCGGCAGTTGCGCAAAATTGCGCAGCATGTCGGTGATATTGTTAATGGGTTTCCTGCTGGCTCTCCTGCATCGGCGGGGCCAATTAACGATGCCCTGAGCCGATATGCTGACCTGATCACTCCGTGGGCCTCGCAGGTGGCGTCCAGGATGATAGAGGACGTAAACCTGCGTGATAAGTCCATGTGGGCTGATGTATCAAAGCAACTTTCTGAGGGGATCCGGCGTGAACTGCAAAACGCCCCCATCGGTGGGCTGACCTCTGAACTATTGGCCGGGCAGGTCACACTTATTCGCAGTATCCCTCTGGAAGCTGCCCAGCGAGTACATGAGTTGACGCTGGAAGGGTTATCTGACAGCACCCGTGCCAGTGAGATAGCGAAAGAAATTCAGAAGTCGGGAACGGTAGCAACCAGCCGCGCCAATCTTATCGCCCGTACAGAAGTCTCGCGCACAGCATCGGCACTGACGGAGGCTCGCGCCCGGCATGTAGGGTCAGAAGGGTATTTTTGGCGCATCGTCGGGGATAAAGATACCCGCGATTCCCACTATAAAATGCGCAATAAGTTTGTGCGCTGGGACTCGCCTCCCCGGCTTGACAATCTCATCGGTCATGCGGGGTGTTTACCCAATTGTCGGTGTTATCCCGAACCGGTACTGCCTGAATAGCTTGCCCGCCATTGCGCGGGCTTTTTCTTATCGGTGAATCCATGAAATATTTTTTTAAGGTACAGCTTGGCGAAACCCGCTTTGAACTGCCTGACGGCTCTTTGCTGTGCAAAAACGTCCCCATCGCCCGCACAGGGACACAGCTCTACGGGGCGGAAGAACTCCCCAAACTGAAGGCGAATGGTGCAGGTGAAATTCGGGTTGAACGCCCTGCGGAAGAAGTTTTCCGGCCTGAAACTATCGCCAGCTTCGAAGGGATGACCATTACGCTGCTCCATCCAGACGGCGAATTCGTCAATCCTGAAAACTGGTCAGAACTGGCAAAGGGACATGTTCAGAACGTTCGGCGTGGTGAAGGTGCGGACAGTGACTTACTGATTGCTGACCTGTTGGTGAAAGATCAGGAGGCTATCGACGCTATCAAGGCCGGGATGCGCGAACTTTCGTGCGGTTACGATGCGGATTATAAGCAGATTGAACCTGGGCGCGGGGTACAGCGCAACATCATTGGTAACCATGTCGCCCTGGTCGATAAAGCCAGAGGGGGATTTCGTCTAAAAATAGGAGACAGAAAGATGGCAAAGAAAAGCTGGCTTGATCGTGTGCGCCAGGCATTTAAAACGCGGGATGAAGAGTTACTTGAAGAAGCTCTGGACGAGGTTCCGGGTGAAGAGGCAGGAGGTGCGGCTAATCGTCTGGAGATCGTACTCAAAAATGGGCAGGAAGCTAAAGACGACGATCCTGAGAAAAAACCGGAAGGGAGTACTCAGGACGACGACAGTGATGTGGGTGCTCGCCTTGACCGACTGGAAGCGCTGATCACCAAGCTGGTCGAGGGTAAAACCACCGACGACGACCCTGAGGGGGATCCGGATGAATTTAACGACGACGACCCTGACGGGGAAACACCGGGTCAAATGACGGGAGATGCCGCATATACCCCCGCGCAACGCCAGGATGTGGTTGCCCGTGCAGAAGTTCTGTCCCCCGGTATCAAATTGCCGACCACTGACAGCCAGCAGACCAAAGGCACGCTGGCGAAGTTCAAACGCCGGGCGCTGGATTCGGCTTATCAGACAGAATTGGGTAAGGCTGCGATTGATCCTTTCCTAGCGGGGAAAAAACCTGAGTTTAAAAAGCTGCCTGGCAGCACCATTGATGCCGCGTTTTACGGTGCCAGTGAGATGATGAAAGCACGGAATAATCAGTCATTTGGCGCTCTAACGCAAAAAACGATGGACTTTGGCAGAACAACTACCCCCGCAGATATCAATAAAACTAACGCCGCCTATTGGGCTGCGCGTTCCGGTAAATAAACGAGGATAACTATGAGCAACGCTTTCTTATACCGGATGCCAAGCGGCATTCCCGGTGATAACTCTCGCCCATCGGTGGCGACCATTGAACCTGTGATGCTGGATTCTACCAACCCGTTTGCGGTGTACGGCGTGCCGGGGAAAATTGCAGGCGGTAAATTCGTCCCCCTGGCCGAGGGTGACCCTGCGACGGTGATTTACGGTCTGCTGGTTCGCGCTTACCCGGCAATGGGCAGCGAGATCACTAATCTGATGGGGCCGCGTAATAGCGTCGGAGATGCAATGCGCCGGGGGTATATGACGGTGAAACTGAATGCGGGTACCTCGGCCCTGGGCGGAGCGGTCTATGTGCGTGTCGGCGCAGCGAGTGCTACCAAACCCATCGGGGGCATCGAAGCCGTAGCCGACAGCACCAATACTGTCGTGCTGACCGGAGCCACTTTCATGTCAGCGGCTGATGCTGACGGCAATGTCGAAATCGCCTACAACATTTAAGGAAAAAGAACATGTCTAGAATGTTCACATTTGATAATCGAACTATCGACAGCGCCGGTGCGTTTCTGGTCGGGGAGTTAGAACGCCTCGATCAAGAGTTGCACATGCCGCTGGCGTCCGTCACCTGGTCACGCGATATTGACCTGCGTGAGGATGTTTCTATTGCGGATGAGGTATCGAGCTTCACCAACTCGACCTTCGCAGCAGCGGGGGGCAACTCGCCGAACGGTAAAGCGTGGATTGGCAAGGATGCGACGGCTATCACAGGTCTGGCGCTGGATATTGCTAAAACACCCAACCCGCTGACCCTGTGGGGTATGCAGCTCGGGTGGACGCTGCCAGAACTGGAATCTGCCCAGCGCTTAGGCCGACCGGTAGATCAGCAGAAATATGAAGGGATGCAACTGAAATACCAGATGGACATTGATGAGCAGGTGTACATCGGTGATGACAGTCTGGGTATTACCGGCATGATCAACAACGGTAAAGTGCAGACCACCAACGTCCCTGCTGGGGCGGCAGGCGATCCGAGCTGGTCGAAGAAAACCCCGGATGAAATTCTGGCGGATGTGAATCTGGTCATTAACAACGCCTGGAAATCATCGGCCTATGCTATCTGCCCCGAGCGTCTGTTGTTACCGCCAATTCAGTACGCTTACCTGGTGAGCAAGAAAGTCAGCGAAGCCGGTAACCTGAGCGTGTTGCAATTCCTGAAAGACAACTCCTTGTCCAACAGTATCAATGGTAAACCGCTGGATATTCAGCCGCTGAAATGGCTGGCTGGTCGCGGTGCGGGCGGCAAAGATCGCATGATGGCTTACACCAAAGACCGTAAGCGTGTGCGCTTCCCCTTGGTGCCGCTGCAACGTACTCCGCTGGAATATCGAGATTTGCGTCAGTTGACGACTTATTTTGGCCGTCTTGGTGTTGTGGAGTTCGTTTACTCCGAAACCGCCGCCTACGCGGACGGCATCTAATCCTTCACGCCCTCCGGGGCGTTTCTTTTTTGCAGGTGATATATGCCAAAGATCCACGTAGTGAAGCCGTTCACGCTGTCGTTATCGGCTACTGAAAGCATTGAGTTTCGCACTGGTACGCAGTCGGTAAGCGAAGAGGTTGCCAGTCACTGGTTCGTACAGGCGCACTGTGAACAATCCTCTGGTGATGAGGAGCCTGAGTACGATCCCGAACTGGTCACTCAGGTGGTGCAGTTGCAGGCCCAATTAATCGAACAGCAGGAGCAAATCGCCACGCTGCAACAGCAGCTTACAGCGGCAGATGCGCTGTCTGAAACCCTGAGCGCTGAAAATCAGGTACAAAAAAGTGAGCTTGAAGCACGCGATACGCAAATCGCCACGCTGCAACAGCAGCTTACCGATACGGCTCAGGGTAAGAAAAAATAAGGGGGCGTTATGGATGCGGCAACGTTTCGTACTGATTTCCCCGAGTTTGCTAACCCCGCTATTTATCCTGATGCGCAAATCAACTTTTACCTGAAACTGAGCGAAAAGATGATCAATGCGCAGCGCTTTGGTGACGTACTCCCGTTTGCGCAAGAGTTGTACGTTGCGCATTACATGGCGCTGTATGCGCAGAATATGGAGGCCGTAGCCTCAGGGGCAACTCCGGGTGAAATGACCGGGCCAACAGCATCCATGTCGGTCGATAAAGTCAGTATCGGGTACGACACCAGCGCTGCCACCTTACCGGGGGCGGGCTTCTGGAACCTGACTACCTACGGTGTGCAGTTCTGGCAGATGCTACTGATGTTTGGTGCGGGAGGGATACAACTATGAGCGTGACCGTCAGACTGGATAACGTCAATAGCGTCCTTGCTGCGCTGAAATCGTTGGGTAATAAGGATGTGCTGGTGGGCGTGCCGGACAGCAATGCCGAGCGCTCCGAAGGGCCTATTACCAACGCGGCAATTGGTTATATCAATGAAACCGGCTCCCCATCACAAAATATTCCCGAGCGTCCGCATCTGGTACCGGGTGTTGCATCGGTACAACAACAAACAGCGGAGCAGTTAGGGGTCGCGGCAAAGGCGGTGTTAAGTGGTGATGCAGGTAAGGCAAACCGTGCGCTGCACAAGGCGGGAAAAATTGGGCGCGATGCGGTGAAAGCGAAAATCAGCGCCAGTGATTTCACCCCACTGGCCGATTCGACAGTTGCGGCCCGTGCCAGACGTGGACGAAAAGGGGCTATTGCGGAAGTGAAAAGCCGTAAAGCCGGGAATGCTGCGGACAATAGCAATGCGCGTCCGTTGATTGATACCGGGTCATACAGAAACTCAATCACTTATATCGTGAGGGATGACTGATGGCGCGAATTGATGTGACCCGCGTGTTGCGTAGCCCGAAGTTCGTGGATAACTCGCTGCTGGTGATCCGTAGTACGCAGACTGTCGGTAGTGATGGCCGGGCGGTGAACACCCCCGAGCAGTTGCCTTTTTCTGGCGTGGTAACCAGCGATAGAGGCGACGTGCTGGTACGTATCGCGACCGGTGAACGTACTACGGGTTCCATCGTTATTCATACCCAGTTCCGGCTGTTCGACGGCGACACGCACCACACGGCAGATATCGTTATCTGGCAGGGGCGAAAGTATACCGTTGCGAGTTGTAACGATTACAGCTCCTGGGGTCGTGGTTTTGTCGCCGCCTATTGTGATCTGCTACCACTCTCGGGGTGACCATGAACAACAGTGCAACCGGGGGATATTTATCCCCGCTCGATATTCCTGAACCGGAAGAAGATACCGCACTGGAGGATGTGTTGCAGCGCTGGCTGGTCGGTATTACCAGACTGGCAGGTGAAAGGATACGCCCGCGCTGGCAACCCAACCCCCCAAGGCAACCTGAACCGGAGGTGAACTGGTGCGCGTTAGGTGTGACCGATACCAAAACGGAGTTCTCGCCCGCCATTATTCACGATGGTCGTGGCGACGGTGAAGACACGATGAAGCAGCATGAAGAGCTGATCGTGCTATGCAGCTTCTACGGCCCCGGAGCAGGCCGACTGGCGGCACTTTTTCGGGATGGTGCCCGATTACCTCAAAATAACGAGATGTTGCGACAGGCCAATATGGCGTTGGTGGAGTGTGGCGACATCAAAGCAGCCCCTGACTTGCTTAACCAGCAGTGGGTACGCCGTTACGATATTACCGCTACCGTTCGCCGTCAGGTGATCCGAACCTATCAGATTTTAAACCTGCTATCCGCAGAAACCCCTATTACGGAGAATTAACTATGTCCAGTGGACTTCCCGTCAGCAATGTTGTCAGTGTTGACGTTGTGATGTCGCCGAAAGCGGCGATGTCCCGAAACTTTGGTTCGCTGCTGATCGTGGGCAGCTCGCCGGTTATTGATGCGCAAGAGCGCATTCGCCAATACAGCACACTGGAAGGTGTCGCCGATGATTTTGGCAATACCGCACCGGAATATCTGGCGGCGAACCTTTATTACTCACAATCTCCGCAGCCGCAAACACTCTATATCGGGCGTTGGGTTGGCGTGGCGTCTTCAGGTGTGCTGCGCGGTGGTGTGCTGTCGTCCTCCGCGCAAGCCATGTCCAATTTTACCTCAGTGACTGATGGGGCATTTAAAATCAGCATTGATGGTAGCGCTAAAACGGTCAGTGGTGTCGATCTCTCTGCTGAAACCAATCTCAACGGTGTGGCCTCAAAAGTGACGGCGAAACTCACGGGTGCAACGATGCTGTGGAATGCCTCTACCGGTTATTTTACGGTGACCAGTTCGACCTCGGGGAGTTCGTCGAAAGTTGGTTTTGCCACTGCGCCAGCCTCCGGTACCGATCTCTCTGCGCTGATGAGCCTGATGGACAGTGCAGGGGCAGTATCCGTAGACGGTACGGCGGGGGAAAGTCTGCTGGATGCGGTACAGGCATTGGCGAATATCTCAAACGACTGGTACGGCGCACTGGTAGCAGCAACGGCGACGGACAGTGATATTCAGTCTGTTGCCGCTTACATTGAGGCTGCGACCCCCAGCCGGATTTTTGGCATTACTACCCAGGATGCTAAAACGGTGGATCCGACACAAACCACCGATATTGCCTCGGTATTGAAAGGGATGAAATACAAACGAACGTTTGTCCAGTACTCCACCTCCAATCCGTATGCGGCGGCGTCGCTGTTTGGTCGTGCGTTTACCGTGAATTTTAACGGTAATAACACCACCATCACATTGAAATTCAAGCAGGAACCGGGTGTCAGTGCGGAAACCTTGACGCAGAATCAGGCCGCAGCGGTTACGGCGAAAAACTGCAATATGTTTGTGAATTACAACAACAGCACCGCCATTATTCAGGAAGGGGTGATGTGCAGCGGCGATTTCTTTGATGAACGTCACGGGCTGGACTGGCTGGAAAATTATGTTCAGACCAATGTCTACAACCTGCTGTACACCAGTACCACCAAAATTCCACAAACCGATGGTGGCGTTAATCAGATAACCACCACGGTGGAACAGTCTCTGGATCAGGGAGTCGCAAACGGCCTGATCGCACCTGGTGTCTGGAATGCGGATGGTTTCGGGCAGCTTGTGCGCGGACAGGCGCTTCCCAAAGGATATTACGTCTATGCGCCGCCTATCTCCAGCCAGTCGCAGGCAGACCGCGAGGCACGTAAGTGTCCCCCTGTTCAGTGTGCTATCAAGCTGGCGGGGGCTGTTCATTTTGTGGACGTTATCATCAACGTTAACCGATAAGGAATAAAAAATGTCCGGTACTTACAGTTTTATCGACGTTAACGCAGCGATTACAGGCCCCGGTGGGGCCTTTTCTTTGGGTTACGGTTCGGGGGTCTCCGAAGAGGGGATCACTATCACGATGGCAGAAGACAAAGACACGATGACGGTGGGGGCTGATGGTGAGGTGATGCACAGCCTGCACGCTGCGAAGCACGGCACCGTGACGGTCAAGCTACTGAAAACCTCCCCGGTGAATAACAAGTTGATGGCGCTGTACGACTTGCAAAGCCTGAGCAGCAGCACTTGGGGAAACAATGTGATCACCGTGACTAATTCGGTCAGCGGGGATGCTATCGCCTGTCGATCAGTGGCTTTTAAGAAAATTCCCGATCTGAATTATCAGAAGGACGGTGGCACCAACGAATGGGTGTTTAACTCAGGCAAAATTGATGCCGTTCTCGGCGTGTTCTAAGGGGAAAGTATGGAATTTACTATTGGTGAACAGCATTACCGCACGGCGAAACTGGATACGTTCAGGCAGTTCCACGTTTCCCGCAAATTGTTACCGGTGCTGAGTGGTTTGTTCGGTAAAGCGGGTATGGCCGGTGCTGAAGGTCAGGTTGATGTGACCAGCATTATTGAAGGTGTTTCCACTACGCTGGCGGGGATGCCCGATGCCGACTGTGAGTATGTCTTACAGGCGTGTCTGGCCGTCACGGCACGCCAACAGGGTAATGCCTGGGCACGAGTCTGGGACAGCAATAGTCGCACGCTGATGTTTGACGACATCGATATGTCCGTAATGCTGCAAATTACCGTGAAAGTGGTGCAGGAGAGCCTGGGTAATTTTTTTCACGAACTCCAAGAAAAACAGGGCATTTTGCCCACCCCGTAAGCGCGATTGAATGGTCAACCCTGCCGGACGGCGAAGACTGGTTACTCCGTCCGGCGCTGAAAGGGTTGTGCCGGTTTGAAAGCCTGAAAAACGGTGTTATCGACCTGGCGGACATTGCCCTGATGAACGAGGCGCTGGACGTTGAGGCCGAGAACAAGATGAAAGGGCAACGGGGAGACGGCTGAAATGAGCGCGGATGTGATTAAGGATTTTCTGGTATCCCTGGGATTTAAAATCGACGATGCCGGAATGAAGAAATTCACCGGAGGTATTGAATCGGCGACGTTGACCGTGGCGAAGCTGGGTGTGACGCTGGAAGCGACCGCGCTGGCTGTGGTGGCTTTTACAGCCAAGATTTCCTCAGGACTTGAAGATCTATATTTTGCCTCTCAACGTACCCAATCCTCGGTGGCCAATATTCAGGCGCTGGGTTTTGCGGCGGCGCAAATGGGATCGTCAGCGGAGGCCGCTCGGGGATCGCTGGAAGGTCTGGCGCGATTTATGCGTACCTCACCGGGTGGTGAGCAGTTTCTGAAAAATTTAGGTATTCAGACCCGCGATGCGAAAGGCCAGATGAGGGACACCTCTCTGATGCTGGCGGATATCGGTCAACGGTTAAAAAATATGCCTTACTACCGGGCGAAGGTGTACGGTGATTTCCTCGGCATTGATGAAAAAACGCTGATGGCATTACGCGAAGGTATGGGGGAGTTTACCGCCAGTTATCGCGCCATGTTAAAAGTTACCGGGTTTGATTCCCAAAAAGCCGCGCAGTCCAGCCACCAGTTTATGGTGGAAATGCGCTCGCTGAATGCCTTGTTTGGGATCCTGTCTAAAAAGGTAGGTTCCAATCTGGCGGGTGGGCTGGCAAAAGATTTACGCACACTGCGTGACACTATTTTGACCAACTTCCCCCGGATTGAAAAGACCATTACGCGGGTGCTCAAGCTGGTTTTATCGCTGGCGGATGCTTTCACCCATCTGGTGTTTCGTGCGGTGCAGATGGTCGGCGACATGATAAGTGGCTGGGATAAGCTGGATGCCTCGACAAAGGGGCTGCTGAAAACGCTGGGTGCAGTGATCGCCGCCTGGTGGGTACTGAACAGTGCTTTTATGGCTTCGCCAGTGGGGCTGATATTAACGCTGGTCGGTGCATTGATCCTGCTGTACGACGATTACAAAACGTGGAAAGAAGGTGGCAAAAGCCTGATCGACTGGAGTAAATGGGAAAAGCAGATCAATGAAGCGGTCGATGGCATCAAGAAAATCGTCGGTTGGTTGAATAAGGGGGCGGATGCGGTAGGTGGTTGGCAGAATGTCCTGAATGGTTTGCTCATCTATATGGGGGGTAAATGGCTACTTGGGATGCTGGGGCCAATCGGCACCGTGACCAAAGCGCTATTATCTTTCCCAGCGGCTTTCACCACGGCGCTGAATGCGGCGGGTCTGTACGTGATTGTAGCCTCTATTAATGAAGCCTATGAACGCATTAAGGCGATGGCTAACGGAGATAAGTACGATCAGATCCCCACTCAAAGCGAAGAAATGGCCGAACTGGAGCGGTTAAAGCAGGAAAATGCCAGAAAGAACGGTGCGATCCTGCCGCAGTACAATGACTCCCCACCGGGCATGTCGTTCGGGGCGCGTGGCCTGCGCAACAATAATCCGGGCAATATCAACTTTGCCGGGCAAGCAGGCGCAGCGCTTGAGCCTATGATGCCTTTCTGGGGTGGAGAGGATAAACGCCGCTTCGCTAAATTCCCAACGATGGCCGCAGGATTTAAAGCGTTATCCGATCAACTGACACGTTACTACACCGGTAAGACCACGGGGCAGCGCCTCGATACTATACGTAAGGTGCTCTACACCTATGCTCCCCCTTCTGACAGCAATAACACCAAGGCCTATGTGGACAATCTTGCTAAATCGCTGGGCATGGGTGCCGATGCGCCCCTGGATTTAAATAATCCAGAGTTACGAGCCAAGATGATCAACGCTATCACCACAATTGAAAATGGTAAAAATCCGTACTCACTGGACTATATCAGGCAATCAATTGGAGCCGATGGCGGCGCAGGTGCACCGGTTGGTGTAAAGCAGACTACCCATATCACAGTGAACGGCGCGGGGGATCCGCAGGCGACGGCAATGGCTATCGGACGTGAGCAGGATGGTGTAAACAGCCGGTTACTCAGGAATACCCAGTCAAAGGTGCAATAAATGGATCTCGATAACACACTGCATACCCTGCTTTTTAAGCAGGGGCGCTCTATCGCCGGGATTGTGCCGGATGTAGTCCTTGAGGAAAAGCACGCTGACACACTGACCATTACCGATCATCCCGTTGAGCAGGGTGCCGCGATCTCTGACCATGCGTTTAAAAATCCGGCTGAGCTGACCATGACCTGTGGTTTTAGCGGTGGTGGATCTCTGGTTGATGGATTGTCTTTTCTACCCTCCATCGGTAAGACACCAGCGGAAATCTACCAGCAGTTGCTGGAGTTGCAGGAATCCCGTAAGCCGTTTGATGTGGTCACGGGTAAGCGTTCCTACACCAATATGCTGTTTCGTGCGCTGTCGGTTCGCACGGATGCGAAGACCTGCAATGTGTTGATGGTGGAGGCAACGTTACGCCAGGTGATCATCGTGCAGACGCAGGCGGTGAGCTTACCACCAGCGGATGTGCAGGCCCAGCCACAGAAAACAGCCGCAACGGCTAATACCGGTGTTAAACAGCCCGTCGAGCAGAAAGAAAGCCTGCTTTCTCGCGGTGCCGGGCTATTTGGTTTTGGGGGATAGCGATGAAAGTGTATGAAATTCCGCTAATAGCGGGGGCGCAGAGCTTTCTGATCACCCTGAACGGTGTGCAGTATCAGTTGACACTACTGTGGCGGGATACGCCTGGTGGTGGCTGGTTTTTGGATATTGCTGACGCCAATGGTAACGATATTCTCGGTGGCGTACCGCTGGTGACTGGTGTGGATCTGCTGGCGCAGTATGCGTACTTGGGCTTTACCGTGGGTCTGTGGGTTTACACGGATGCCAACCCTTATGCGGTACCGACCTATACCAATCTTGGCAGTGAAAGCCATGTGTATTTTACCGTAAAAGAATGAGGATACCATGAGCGAACAATGGATCAGGCACTGTCGCCTGGTGGTGGCAAACGCGGACGGCGACGGACTGGATTTATCTGAACTGAAAATCAAATTTACCATTACCCGCGCTGATGTGCGCACTCCCTGCGCAGCAATTATCCGTATCTATAACTTGTCCAGCGACACCCGTTCACGCATTCAGCATGAGTTTACCCGGGTATTTTTAACTGCCGGGTATAGCGATAATTTCGGACTAATTTTCAGTGGGGGCATTAAGAATTTTGTACGCGGACGAGAGAATGCTACGGATACCTATCTGGATATTCAGGCCGCAGATGGCGACGATCCGCATAATTGGGCGACGATATCGACCACACTGGCGGCGGGCAACACCAAAGCCGATCAGTATAAAGCCTTACTGAAAGGGGTAGAACAGTTTGGCGTCACCTACGGGTATAAGCCGGAATTTGATGATGTGCAGCTTCCACGCGGCAAAGTGCTGTGGGGAATGCACCGGGATCGGATGGACGACCTGGCCGGGCAGTGTAAAGCCACCTGGCAGTACAGCAACGGTAAGCTGAACATGGTGCCGGATAACAGCTATATACCAACCGACGCGGTGGTACTGACGTCTAAAACCGGCATGATTGGTCTGCCTCAGCAAAACCTGAATGGTGGTATTACCGTGCGTTGCCTGATTAACCCCAACATTCAGATTGGCTCTCGCGTGCAGATTGATAACAAAAGTATTCAGCAGGCGCAAATCGATGTTTCTTATACCGCGATAAACCAGCTTCCTGAAATTGCCGATGATGGCTTCTATCGGGTGATCTGCATTAACCATAACGGTGATACACGGGGTGGCCCTTGGTATTCCGATATTCTTTGCCTGGCGCTGAACGATGCCGGGCCAGCCAATACGCAAATGGTGGCACTGGAGGGTATGAATGGATCGTCGTGAGCGTTACAACGACCCGGAAGAAGCGCTGCGCGTGGCGTTACGGGCAGAACAGGCCGGGCTATGGACATCGTTACCGGGCATTGTGCAGTCGTTTGACCCGGTAGCCGTCACCGTAGTGGTGCAGCCTGCGCTCAAAGGCCGCATTATGCAAAAGGATGGTACGTGGCAATCGGTCAATATGCCGTTACTGGTCGATGTTCCGGTTTGTTTTCCTCGCGGCGGCGGTGCGACGCTAACGTTTCCGGTAAAGACGGGTGATGAATGCCTGGTGGTGTTTGCTGACCGTTGTATCGATGCCTGGTGGCAATCGGGCGGGGTGCAGGAACCGATGGAACCGCGCATGCACGATTTGAGCGATGGTTTTGCTTTTATCGGCCCGATGTCGCAGACCAAGAAAATCAGTGGGATCAGCGCCAGCACGGTGCAACTACGCAGCGATGATGGGGCTGCTTACATTGAACTGGATCCGGTCAGTCATGCTGTCAACGTTAATACTTCCGGCAAGCTGACAGCTTCGGCTACCGGGGGTACCGAAATCACTTCGCCTGAAATTGTGCTCAACGGCAATGTCACCATTAACGGTAATTTGTCTCAGGGTATGGGGGATGGTGGCGGTGCCGCGACTCTGCTTGGCCCGGTGAATGTGACCAACGATGTTACAGCGGACGGGATCAGCCTGAAAGGTCATAAACACGGTGGCGTGCAGACGGGGGGCGGGGATACTGGAGGGCCTAAATGAGATACCGAAAATTAGATCCGCAGGGAGATTACTCCTTCGGAAAAAGTCAGGGAGACTTTTACAAAGACAGCCCTGATGCCCCCGGACAAGCCGCATTTACGCGGCTTGTTTTATTTACGGACGAGTGGTTTCTGGACTCAGGTGAAGGTACCCCCTGGAGTGCTGACGTTCTGGGCAAATACACCACTGATATTTATGACGCTGTGCTGAAAGACAGGCTGCTGGGAACGCAGGCGGTTACGGGTATTGAGCGATATGCCAGCGAGTTGAACCGGGATACCCGAAAACTTACAGTGACCGCCACGCTGAATACGCTTTACGGCACCACTTCGATAACGGGGACACTATGAATTTTACAGGAACGGCGCCGGTGATCGATGCCACCGGCATTCACGCCCCAACCTATGCGTATCTGCTGGACTGGCTGAAAGGCAAATACCGTGAAATCTACGGAAACGATATTTACCTTGAGGCCGATAGCCAGGACGGTCAGTGGCTGGCGATACTGGCCAGTGCAATAAATGACGCCAATGGTGCTGCTGTTGCGGTATACAACACGTTCAGCCCTGCGACAGGACAGGGAGCGGCACTGTCCTGTAACGTAAAAATCAACGGACTGATCCGCCGAACACCCAGTAATTCAACCGTTGATGTGAAACTGGTTGGACAAGCTGGCACCACTATCAGCAACGGCGTAGTACGCGATGGTAACAATAACCGCTGGTCACTGCCTGCCTCTGTAGTCATTGGTACCAGCGGTGAGGTAGTCGTTACGGCTACCTGCCAGACTGCCGGTAGCGTGCTGGCATTACCCGGCGAAGTTAACCAGATCGCCACGCCTACATTGGGCTGGCAATCGGTCAGCAACCCGACAGCAGCAGCGCCTGGGCGTCCGGTTGAAACAGATGCAGAATTGCGCCACCGTCAGACGGATTCCGTGGCGCTACCTTCGCTGACGGTATTGGATGGGATCGCCGGAGCGATATCTGGTCTGGCCGGGGTGAGTCGCTACAAGCCCTACGAAAACGACACCAAAGTGACTGATGCAAACGGCATACCGGGAAATTCTATATCGCTGGTGGTTGAGGGTGGAGACGTGACAGAAATAGCCAAAACCATTGCGCTGAAAAAGACCCCCGGCGCAGGCACTTACGGTACCACTACGGAAGGTATTGCTGATAAGTACGGCATCCTGCACCCGATCAGCTTCTTTCGTCCAACGAACGTTGATGTATTTGTCAAAGTGGAGCTGAAAGCGCTGGCAGGCTATTCGTCTACGGTTGCCAGCAAAATCCAGACACGTGTGGCGGATTACATTGATGCGCTGGATATTGGTGAAACGGTGTACCTGACCCGGCTGTATCTTCCGGCTAACCTGGCAGGCGATCCCGAGGGCGAAACCTTCGATATTGTCACCCTGACGATAGGAAAATCTGCGTCGTCACTGGCGGCGGATAATCTGGTAATTGCGTTTAACGAGGCCGCGAGCAGCGATATCGCTAATGTCGATATAGAGGTGGTGACCTGATATGGCCGATAACCTCTATACGGATCTCATTCCCTCATGGAACCGGGGGAGGCCCAAATTTACGGCGATGGTGAGGGAGATCACCGCACCTTTTCTCAGCCTGCAAACGCTGCTGAACAGCTATCCAACGGTTTTTGATATTGATAGCGCTATTGGTAATCAACTGGACATTCTCGGTATCTGGATTGGCCTTGGGCGAAACATCCGAACGCCCATTACCGATGTGTACTTTGCGCTGGATACCGACAAGGTGGGGTTTGATCAGGGAAGCTGGAAGCGGCCCTATGATTCAGACTCAGGTTTTACCGAATTGGACGACGACACCTACCGAACGGTACTGCGGGCGAAAATTCAGGCCAATCGCTGGGACGGCACCTGCGAGATGCTGGGGGATATTTATCAGGGCGTTTTTCCTGATGAAAAAACTAAAATCTTTGCGGTCGATAACTTTGATATGACCATGACGATTTACATCGCGGGCAGTGCAATCTCTGCCGTGATGCAGGCCATTATTGCGAAAGGCTATCTTGACGTTAAACCTGAAGGTGTAGGCGTCACCAACTATATTATTTCAACTGAAACAGGGCCGCTATTTGGATTCGATGTCGGGAATGACTATACATCGGGTTTTGATATCAGTTCCTGGGGCGAAGAGTTAAGGGTAAAAAATGGCTAAGAATGAAATTCTCCCGTTTGGGACAATAACCAATGCGAATGTAATGGCACCGGATGATTATAATGCCTTACCCGCCAGAACGACCGGCTTTAGTTCTGGTGTTGCGCAATCAAAACAATTAAATACCGTGTGGCGACAATCCTCCTTTGTTACCAGTGTGCTTGCACAATTTGTAGCCGATAACAGTGGCAAGGATACGCTGGATGATGGTGATACGGCAAAGCTATTGACCAATTTGCAGGATGCGTTGAAGAAATATGCCAACGGCAATTTACCTGCGGCTTCTACAACGGTTGCTGGGATCACCAAACTCAGTAGCGTAACGAACAGCAACGATGAAACGATGGCAGCAACGCCGAAGGCAGTTAAGGCGGCTTATGATCTGGCGAACTCCATGAGCATCAACACGTTGTATCCCGTTGGTGTAGTGCTTTGGTTTGCGCAAAATAAGAACCCAAATACGCTCTTCCCAGGTACTACGTGGACGTACATTGGTGAGAATAAAACTATCAGGCTGGGTAAAGCTGATGGTACCGATATTATGACTACAGGTGGTGCTGACTCGGTTACGCTGGCTGTAGGAAATTTGCCTGCACATGGACATACCTTCTCGGCTAATACCAGCAGCTTTGATTATGGAACTAAAACAACAAGTACTTTTGACTATGGGACGAAACAAACGGATACACAGGGCGATCATGCTCACGCAATCCCTAGTGCGAATGCTACAGGGGGAGGGGGCGGGTACGTTACAGCAAGTTATGCCAGTGATCAGATTCCTACTAGGAGTGCAGGCGCTCACGCTCACAACGTTGGCATAGGTGCACACAACCATACTGTTGGGATTGGGGCGCACGCTCACTCAGTGTCGGGAACAACCGATAATAGTGGTTCAGGTAGCGCAATTTCCGTAGTCAACGCCTTTATCAAACTGATGGGGTGGTACCGAAGCGCATAAAAAATCATGAAAAGGTACCCTTTAACGGCACGGATACCTTTTCATAGTCTTAATTAATCTGATTTTTATTTTTTTGGGACGGAAAATAATGTGATGTTATTCATTGATGAACGTATTTTTTCGGTTAATTTTATCTCAAGGTATTTATGGGATAACCAAGCGAAAAAGACAGAGATCACTATTAGGATAATAAATCCAGAGGTGGAGTGCATTGCACCCGGATAAAACTTGTCTACTTTTTCTGATATGAATCCTGCTAGAGGGTTATGAATTAGGTACCATGAAAAAGATATGTTACCTAGCATGATTAATGGCTTAGGTGTAAACTTTAAAATATGTTGGCTTTGTAAGGCGAAAAATAAAACTAAAAAGAAGAAAGCGCAAGCGGATATGACATTGTAGGCTCTTAGTTGACCTGACGTTATCCCAGCAATGATCAACGTTAAACATAAAGCCGACAAATAACCAGACTCGAAAATATTTTTATTTCGTAAATATAGGTATACATATCCTGCCAATACGCCTATCCCAAACTCTAAAATCATAGGGTTTGTCGAGAAACGAAGCATTACTGGGTTAAAATTATACCCGTGAGTTGATACCGTGAAGGTGGACGTCAGCGAGTATGCAAACACTATGGGTAGTAAAAACCATGCGCATAGTGCAATAAGACGTGGCTTTACAAGTAGGCATATAGAAAAAGCCAAGTAAAAGTAAATTTCGTAGTTAAGGGTCCAACGAATATTATACATTCCGCTATCCGGAAGATATAATGGCGCTGGTTCAGATAAATATGGATGGAACGTTAATGCGCTAATTAAGTTTGAAACTTTTTCTGGATAGTGGAATGTACTCATGGCACCGCCAGTCAGAAAAGCGAAAAGCAGGAGTACATAGTAAGTCGGCAGTATTCTTGTTAGCCTGTTAATTATGAAACTTATGCTTGTTTTAGCGCCGTGGTTTTTATCGCTGGTAACATAGACCATTATGAAGCCGCTTATAACGAAGAACAGATCAACCCCTATAGCGCCCCAACCCAATAACTGATCTGGTATCGTTCTATCTGCGCCATCAGGCACCAGATAAAAGCGATAGTGGAACATCACTACTGACAACGCAGCTAATCCACGTAATATTTGAATAGATTCTATTTTGCTTTTCATCATTAACCGATATAGCCAATCCATTTATTGATAAAGCCTCTTGCGAGGCTTAACGTTTTTCTCGTCCTATCACTTTATCAGCCGCCACGCGGGACAGGAAGCCGGAACGGCTACCGTACTCAGGATGCGCAGCGACAAACTGATCGATACGGCGGATTAGCAACGAGGGGAGCGTAACATTGATTTTTTCCGCTTTCCCCATCAATCGGGTAACGTCCACATCCACCAGCGCCCACACCACGCCAGCATAATCAGGATCTGCCAGCCAGTTTTCCACGCTGGTCGCTTCCGGCACTGCTTCACCATCTTCCACCAGTAATTCGATATGTGCGTCAATAGACTCACGCACGCTCTCAATCGCATCCTGATAGTTGTCGCCGCCAGAGAAGCAGCCTGGAATATCAGGTACGCGAACGCCGAAGGATGAATCGCCTTTATCAATAGCAACTGGATACAACATGTAAACCTCCGATAAGTGGGGCTTAAAGCCCCGCCTGTATTTTGATGCTTTTCAGTGTTGGTAGCGGTATATCCTTCTGTGGATGTTTTACCGTTACCAGACCCTTTTTCGTTGGGTGTTTGAACTGGTGATGACTGCCTTTAACTCTCACCAGATACCATCCATCAGCTTCTATCATTGCTATTGCATTTCTGCTATCCATCCTCCGGCTCTCTGTGTTGTTTTGATGGGGTTATAATAACCCTTATTGTTTTGGCGGTCAACCTTTTTCGGGGTTATAGGGGTTATTTTTGTATGGTGGTGTAAGCTGACTGACAAAAAGATAAGATTAACGTAAAATTCATCGAAATACGGGTGTGCTAGTAGGTGGAACCTCTGATGGGTAAAGATTTATTCACTATTTGCTATGAAGGTGAGTGCGGAGAGAATTTAATCAGGACTCTGCGGATTTCAGGTAAACTTCATGTTTCTTTAGAAGATGTTATCCGGACGCTTGCGGCAGAGAATCGACGATTAGAAAACACTAATACGGCAAGAATGTCGACTCTTCTGACTGCTGTTGTGAAAACGCTTGATTCTGATGAGTTCGAGAGTGTGGAGATCGCGGGAAGTGATCGCAAGGAAATATTTTTAGCTGAGCCTGGTTTGTATAGAGTTTTAGCGCAGGATACTTCTCAAGCAGGAAAACGGTTCCAACGTTGGCTCTTCCATGAGGTAGTACCAGCTATTCGTGAGTTCGGCCAATATCCCGCGCCGGTGCGAAAGTCTGGTTCGGAATTGAGTATCATAGCTAATAAACTCCAAGAAACAGTTCAGTTAATGGTAATGGAGATAGAGAAACGAGAGGCTTTGGAGCGTCGTGTCGATGATGTTGAGCACCGTGTTGTAGCAATTGAGTCTACACGCAACTTACATCATTTTTGCTCTGTTGTTGAACGGGTAGATGAACTCGGCTATCAAGACGTTAACCTTGAGGAAGCCTGGCATTGGTGTGAGCATCTTCGGAGCAAAAAGGGTGGTGAGAAGATTGACAGCGCAACGGGTTTGAAGGCGGATGCTAAGTACCCAATACCACTGGTTGATGAAGCAATAACTATATATCAGGAAGTTGTTGAAGCCCGAAAAAAGGTCTGATGGTCCGCCGTTTGATAAAGAGGCCGATAATATTTTTTTGTGTTACGGTGGCTTATTGATGCTGAATTTATGTGTTATCCAGCGCAACGCAAAAGGTAACACATAAATTCAATTTATTGTTTTATAATGGTTTTAACGCATGGC